GTAAAGCGACCATATCTTGCTGGGCAAGGTTGTAAATGATTTGCTGAGTAGTTGGGTCTTGGATGACAGCTTCAGTCAAGATCTTATAAGTAAGGTCACTTCTGAAAGCATATACCAGCTTGTCCCAATCGCCTACGATCAGTAACGCCTCGGACTCGTCCAAAGCTCCATTCGTAGAGAAGTACAACGGTAGTCCATCCAAAACATCTGGTGAAGTCGCGGGTTTCATACCTTCACCGGCGGGCTTAAACAATGGTAGACCTGCACCATTGTCCGCCCTCAATCCACGGAGACGACCACGCATCGTAACCCCAGACACGAATCCAGTTGGCAGATAGCCATCAGTTTCTACGTGAGAGATCAATCCTGGTGTATCCGTATCGGCATCGTATCCCATTACGTCGTCGTAGAGATCACCAAGATCTCCTAAGGCCACGACATTACCCGCCGTAGTGGCACCAAGAACAAGATCGTCCGGCCAGCTCGCCGGAGCATTCGTTCCGTGGAGCACGGCAGCATCAAAGACAGCGCCCATAGCCTCACCGATATATGGCTTGATTTCTCCCCAAATATCGTAGGAAGCATCTTCAAGGGCGGATATAGGAATGGGTACAATACAGGCGATTTCTTCGGCGTATAGGAATTTGTTCTTCCATTCCGCCGCAGTCGTTTGCTTGAACCCCACAGCATTGTCGCCTGAAGGATTAACGTCTCCAGGCACCCCGTCGACGAAGTAAGCCATAGGCAATGCACTCATCACGGGCATTCTACGGACGCCAGCAGCCAAGTTAGGCAATTTGCGTCCAAGTTTCATAATTATTGAGGATTCGGCCACCGTCTTAAATATCTCTTTCGAGACATCTTCGGGGATCAAAGCCTCAACATCACTTCGAGTAATCATATTTAGCTCCTCACTATTTTATGCCAGCAGCACTCCGAAGTATTTCGTTCATCGTACCAGTGGTCTTGATCGTATCGCGACCCGCATCTGTAGAAACACGAGTCTTCTGTTTGAAAAGCTCGGGAGCTTGTTTCTTCAATTCCTCCCAATCGGGATGAGAGTTCTTATCGAACAAGTCCTCAGCCTTTGCGAGGGCGTATGCCGCCTTCACATTTAAGCACCCCACTTCCGGACTCAAAGCCTGCTCCGTAAATTCGGCCTTTCGAATAGCTTCCGCAGAAATGCGATTAGCTTCTTCGAGTTTGGCAGCCATATCGGACAGTTGCTTCTCCATCTCGGACCCTTTTTCGGCTTTGGTCTGAAGGTTTCGAATTTGATTAACCAGTGCTTTCTTCTCCTCACGCTCCTTGACCAAAGCGGATCTTAGGCCATTCGTGTGTGATTTGTACAGTTCCTGCACGGGTTGATCCTGAGTTGCGAGAAACTCATCGAACGTCTCGTAGGACTTCTTCTCGTCTGGAGCTACAGACTCCATAGGTTCACCATCTTGTATTTCGTTTACTTCTATATCAGACATCTCGTCTCCTTAACTTAATTAATACTCACGCCCTCTGGCGTACCCATTATAATGCTACCTCCAAATTTGAGAAAATCAAGCATTAACTTATAAGAGTTTATGTTTTCTGTTAGTCTACTTGACCTCAATTAACTTTCCTCCCTTCAAAGTGAATTTTCTCTTTGTTTCTTCCGGACTTGCGAGTTTGTAGAATGGATTAAACTTCAACCAGATTCCAATCATCTTAGGCTCATACGTTTTAGGATCAGGTCCATCCTCGTATTGATAAGCCATCGTAGCATCATCCCAACTTTTGACCCTTTTCTCATCAACTAAAAGATAGTAAGGCGGGTTGCTAATTATAATTCTATACATACTGTTCCTCCTTTACGTTCCATACAACTTTACAGGTATATTATAACCGTATTTTTCTAAAAGCTTCGTAAGAGCCGCTTTTTCAGACTCTTCCCGAACAAGGATATAGGACACGTCTCTTTTGATGTCTACTCCTCCAAAGATTTGTGTTTCCACATACATAAAGTGACCCCAATCACCTTTCATAAAGGCTTCGGCGTTCATCGCGTTGCCCATAGACGCTAAACTTGGATGGGCTACTGGAGACGCTACAGCATTTCTTTCGAAAGAGTCGCCGAGAGTGAAAGAGGATCTTGTCCGGACTGATGGATCCAAAACCAATTCGACTTCTCCATAAGAAAAGCCGCTACTGTAGTGAGGTTTATTGTTAAGTGCCCCGTAAATAGGTCGTTTTTCTGGATCGAGCGTATTCTTGGGTATACCGATGACTTCTGCCTCGGCCTTCGTCCTATACTCCATAGCGAAATTTTTCGTTGGGTCAGAATTGAAATGGTACGTATTTTTCAATTCTCCTTCGGCCAATATATCTTTAACATTCTTCATAGGCACGTTAATCCCCTGGCGGATGTTTGGGTCCATCAAAGTAGCCATCGAATTGAGAACCTCGTCCTTATCCATACCTGCATTAGCCAGCTGCCTTTCCATCAGTCCCTCAAAGCGTTCTCTTTGGTCTTTCGCGTTTTCGTAATATTCCTGCTGCAAAGCCTGTGCA